ATCTTTACTATCCTGGATTCTAATACCGGTTATATCATCATTGTCTGCATATTTTTTAGCTATTTTCATAACTTTATTTTTAGCGTCTTCACGAGAAGATGCTTTAAAATAGTCTGTCAAAAAATCATAATCTCTTTGTGGATTATCTTCTGACTTTTTCTGTACTACATACTGAAATGTACGTATATCAGCTTTTTCTTTTATTGATAATTCAGCAGCAGTATATCCTTTCTGAATCTTTTTATTAACAAATTCAGAAATATGTTTGCGCTCTTTAAGCAATTGTTCTCGTAATCCTTGCTTAATTTTAATGCGCTCCTTTATCTGTTCTTTAGTTAACGTAACAGGTTTTGGTTTTTCAAATAATTTGTTCTTTACAATACGTGTAAATTTACGTTTTTCCTTACTAGTATACTTGTTAGTAGGATCATATCCTGCTTCTTTAAGTATTTGTTTAATGCGTTCTTTCTTAGAAAGCTTAGCATTTTTATTCTCATTACGAGATTCTGTTGCTACTTTTGTTGTATATTCTGCTTGACGCTTATCTATATAAATAACTTTTTCCATAATCTTGATAATTTTTATTCTTTATTACTTGTTAAGTAAAATCCTTGTATTTTCTTAGGAGACTTAACGTTACTATTCTCTTTGTACATTATAGTTACATAATTATAATCTAATATAATACGTTCTATATCTGTACAAGCATTAAGAGCATCGTTTACACGACACTCAAAATGCTTATTAGTTTCAAATAAACTTTTTCTAATATATTTAGCTTTCATTATGCAACTAAGGCTATAGGAGCAGATTCAATATTTAATTCTGCATTATTATTGAAATCTTCAAGTTCCTTATTAAGTTTATTAATTTCCAATTGTAACTTATTTTTTAAGTTTGTTATATATGCAGAAGTAAGTTCTTCTGTAATATTCAATCCTTTCTTACTCTTAGCTCGTTTGATCTTAGGATCAATAGTACGTACTTTAGTAAGATGAAATAGTTGTTCAGATTTCTCACTTAGTGAGAAAATAGTAAAATAGTTATTACTAGTAGGAAGCTCTGAAAACTTTTTATATCCCATATTGATACATTGCAGATATAGCTTCATTAGAATGCGTTCTTCTGCCATTTCTTCAATTTTTGTTAAAAGCACCTTCAAATCAAAATTGCGGGTTGCTTCTTTAGATATAACATTTTCATTTTTAATAATATTCCAGTACTTAGTAATTTCTTTACTCAACTCGTCACGACGAGTTTTTGCATATTTAGATGTAATTGATTTCATATTCAAGTGATTTGTTTTTTAAGTTAATACTTGACCGAAATCGTTTACTAGTTTGTCATGCATAACAGATTCAAACTGCTGCCTCTATTAAATAGCGCTCTAATCAACTAAGCTAATGCATGAGAATTAAAAACTACCCAATTCAGCAGTTTTTATAAAAAAGTACCCAATTCAGTACTTAGAAATGTTTAATCGTTAGGTCCAATTCAACCTTTTCTGATTTTAACAATTTTGTTGTTTAGTTTTCCAATGATCGGTAATATCCGTCCACCA